CGCTTGGCAGTAGACCAAGCTTAACAAGATCCCCTATGAGAGGAAATCCTAGGGAGAGATAAACAAACATAGGCAGGAGAGAGCCAATGGATGCTGTAAATCTAGCAGAATATTTATTTAAGACTTTAAGACAAAGAGAACAGAACGCGGTTGACATAATTGCTGGTGGCAATATAAAATCGATGGAAGATTACAAATACCTTATGGGAGAGTTGTCGGCGATTCGCTCACTCATACAAGATTTACAAGAAACGCTGCATATGGATAATATCGATGAATGAAAAAGTCGCAAAAACAGAATTTGAAAAACATAAAGAAAAGCTTGCAGAAAAGAATCTAGAACAGTCATCTGAATTAGATAAAGCTTTTGTAAGCCAAGAAGAAAAAGTCCTCGATCCAGAGCTACTTAATAAATCCCTACTAGACAGAATGCCCAATCCATCAGGATGGCGTTTGTTGGTGTTGCCTTATAAAGGCAAGGGAGTTACAGAAGCTGGCATTCAATTAGTAAAAGAAACCGTAGATAGAGAAGCTTTATCTACAGTCATTTGCTATGTGTTAAAGGTTGGACCTTTATCTTATAAAGACGAAAACAAATTTGGCAGTGATGCCTGGTGTAAAAAAGGGGACTGGATTTTGATAGGCAGATATGCTGGAACTCGTTTTAGATTGGAAGATGACCATGAGGTTAGAATCATTAACGATGACGAAGTCATAGCTACCATATTAGACCCGGACGATATTAAATCTTTATAGGAGTAAATAATGGCAGAAGAAGCGCAAAACATTGAAGAAGTAGAAAGCATTGATGTAGAAATTACAGATGAAAAAATAGAAAAGGCTGCAGTACCAGAACACAGAAGAGTAGAAGATGAGGTTCAAGACAGTGCAGTTGATATTGTTTTAGATCAGAACAATGAAGTTACTCCAGTTACCGATGATCAAATTAAAGAAGATTTTGAGGTTTCTCCTCAAGTAGAAGAAAAAGCAAAAGATCAATCAGATATAGAGAAGAGAGCATCTCTTGCACAAAACAGAATCAACAAAGCAGTAGCTCAAGCTAAAGAGTTTCAAAGAAGAGAGTTAATGGCTGTTCAATATGCTAAAGATCTTAAAGATCAGAATGAGCAATTAAGACAGTCTCAAAAATCTTTTCAATCAAGTTATGGAGATGAATTCACTAATCGTGTTGAATCTCAAATAACTTTAGCAAGACAAGCTTTAAGGCAAGCTTCTGAGTCCCAGGATCCAGAGGCAATAGCTAATGCAACTGAAGCCCTAACAATGGCCACTTCAGATAAAGCTAGACTTGAACAATATAGGCAAGATCAAAAAAGATACGAAGAACAAGAAGCAGCCTATAACGAACAGGTTCAAAACCAACAAGAATATCAAACTCAACAACAACCTGTTGAGCAATATGATGAACCATCAGACAAAGCTCAGACATGGGCTAAACAAAATACTTGGTTTGGAAAAGACCAAGTTGCTACCTCAGTTGCCTTTGCAGTTCATAATCAATTAGAAAATGAAGGCTTTGACACTGAGTCTGATGAGTACTACACTGAATTAAATAGCAGAGTGCAGCAAGAGTTGCCTCATAAATTTAACGTGGAAGCGGACAAGAAACCCGTCCAAACAGTCGCTTCAGCCACACGCAATACATCGACAGGACGCAAACAAAATCGTATCGAGTTGACACCGAGCGAACAAGCACTAGCTAAGAAGCTTGGAGTGTCATTTAAAGATTACGCAATACAAAAAGCGAGGTTAGAAAGATCATGACAACAGAAGTAAAAGAAAACGTAGTTAAAGAAGAAGATGTTAGAGCTTCAAGAAGTTCCGACACTAGAGCAAAGGATGACAGACCAAAAGTTTGGAAAATGCCTTCTGCTTTAGAACTTCCAGACGAGGCTATTGAATTAGCTGAATCTCAAGGTTTAACTTATCGTTGGATTAGAGAGTCTATACTAGGACAAGATGACAAAACGAATGTCTCAAAAAGATTTCGTGAAGGATTCGAGCCAGTTAGACCAGATGAACTTCCGGGATTCCATGATTTGCCTACAGTCGATGACGGTCGGCATGCTGGAGTTATAGGAGTGGGTGGGTTGATACTGTGCAAAATTGATAAAAATATCGCAGATCAAAGAAATGATTTCTTTGAACAACAAACTCAAAACCAAATGACTGCCGTAGAGAACGACCTAATGCGTGAAGAGAATCCTTCGATGCCAATTTCAAGTAAAATGTCATCAAAGGTTACTTTTGGTGGAAGTGGTAAGTAATTACTATTTCTAGAATAAATATTAACTAGGAAACTATTATGGCAAATATAAATGCTAAATTCGGTTTAAGACCTATAGGAAAACTTGGAAGTGCTTCTAATAGCACAGGAACAACTGAGTACGATATTCTTACAGGTACAACCGGAAGTATCTTTACAGGCGACCCAGTAAAAATGGTCAACACAGGTGGCATAGCTGTCGCTGCTGCTGGCGATTTATTATTGGGAGTCTTTCAGGGATGCAGATACACTGACTCAGCCGGAGATGTGATTTATTCATCTCACTGGCCGACAACAACTGCATCTGCTGACGCGGTGGCTTTCGTAGTTGACGATCCTAATGCTTTATTTGAAGTACAAAGTGCTGCTACAGGTAGTGTGGTACAAACAGTTGTCGGTTTAAACGCTGACATTGTTTACACTGCTGGTAGTACAACAACTGGTAGATCTAATGTAGATCTCAGTGGCACTATGGCTACAGGTACAGCTCAATGTAGAATTATTGGATTCTCCAATGACCCAGAGAATAACGCTCTAGGTACTGGAAGTCTTTCTACATACGTCAACATGATTGTTAAAATTAACGAGCACCTCTATGCTCAAACTACAGGAGTTTAGTAATGGCGATTAATCGATCACAACTAGCAAAAGAGCTAGAACCAGGTCTAAATGCCTTATTTGGAATGGAGTACGACCGCTACGAAAACGAACATGCTGAAATCTTTGAAACTGAGTCTTCGGACAGAGCTTTTGAAGAAGAAACATTAATCGTTGGTTTCGGGAATGCTAAAGTAAAAGGTGAAGGAAATGCTGTTGAATTTGATTCAGCTTCTGAAGGCTTTACTTCTAGGTATTCACACGAGACTATTGCGTTAGCTTTCGCTCTTACTGAAGAAGCAATTGAAGACAATCTTTATGACAGACTTGGTGCTAGATACACCAAAGCGTTAGCAAGATCTATGGCTCACACTAAGCAAGTAAAAGCAGCAGCTGTTTTGAACAATGCTTTCTCATCCAGTTTTACTGGTGGAGATGGTGTTGCTCTAGTAAGTACAGCCCACCCATTAGCTGGTGGCGGTACTTTAAGCAACAGACCTAGCACTTACTCTGACTTAAATGAGACTTCATTAGAAGATGCGTTGATCTCTGTATCAACTTTTACCGATGACAAAAGCATGATTCTTGCCCTTCAAGGCAGGAAACTAATCATTCCACCACAATTACAATTTGTGGCAGATAGATTGCTTCAAACACCGGGCAGAGTTAATACGTCTGACAACGACATCAACGCTATTAAGAATATGGGCATGGTTCCAGAAGGTTATTCAGTTAACCATTTCTTAACAGATAATGATGCGTGGTTCTTATTAACAGATTGTCCTGATGGATTTAAACACTTCGAGAGATCTCCTCTTTCAACTTCTATGGAAGGTGACTTTGATACTGGCAACGTCAGATTCAAAGCAAGAGAAAGATACTCATTTGGATTCTCGAATCCAAGAGCAGTGTTTGCATCTCAAGGGGCGTAAGCTCTTTAAAAGGAAAGGGAGCTTCGGCTCCCTTTTTTTTGTTTCATTTTTAAGTACATCTGTTATACAATCAAAAAGACTAGGATAATTATTTTGTTCTATCGACTGACCTAGCAGACAAGCCAAGACGATAGAATCTATTTCCAAAGGAGGAAATTATGGCAAATTCAACATTCAGCGGACCGGTCAGGTCCGAAAATGGTTTTAAAGTAATATCAACAAATAGCACTACTGGTGCAGAAACTGATGTAGCTGTTATTGCATCTACAGGTATTGTTACTGATAAATATGTAAAGCACGTAGGTTTTGCAACTGGTGTGACAGTAAATACTACAGCTGGAGATTCTCCAACTATAGGTGAATTTACACAACCAGCAAATACAATCATCACAGACATAAAAATATTTTGTGATGTCTCTCCTGTTATTGGAACAGGTGATATTGGTTATGAAGTAGGTACATCTTCTTCAGGTGCACAAATTGTTGCAGCTCAGACTGATGAAATACTTGATGGTGGTACAACTGTTGTTGCACATAATGTGACTGTGACTAGCTTGGTTCTACAAACTCAAGATGGCACAACAGCTCCAGCTTCTGTTCAATATACAGACACTGCAAGAACTATTTACTGCAACATTACTAATACAGTAGATGCTACAACCGCAGGTTCGTTTACGTTCATTATTGAATATACGCAAATAGCGTAAGGGGTAAATTATGACAGGTAGAATGACAGGCTCAGATGTCCAGGGTAAGTTTCTTACTGCGGACACTCAGGCTTTAGATGCCGATGGAATATCAGCAGCAGCAGCTGTAGGCAATAACGCAGCACTCACAATAGGTGGTGCGTTGGCTTCTGGCGGTTCTTGTACCTTTGATTCAGGAAGAGTAGTCACTATTCTTTCTGCTGGAGATGACTCAGCAAAGTCATTTACTGTTACTGGCACAGATGTTAACGGTGATGCTCAAACAGAATCCATAACGGGTGCTAATGCTGGTACTGCTACTGGAAGTAAATACTTTAAAACAGTAACTGGAATATCAGCAGTCGGTAACCCGGCTGGAAACGTATCAGCAGGAATTAATAATTCAGCTGCAGACGTTGTTTTTGCAGGAAGAGCTAGATTGCAAGGTTTAAACTTAGTTTGTTCTGGAAATGCTGGAAACATTGATTTCTTAACAACATCTCCAATAGGAACTAGTTTGTTTAAACTTGGATCTGTAGGTTCGGCTACAACAACTAGAGATATAACCATCCCTGACAATGGATTGTTATTTACTGATGGTATTTATATTCAGTATACGCAAAGCACTTTTGGCACTATGACAGCGTTTTATGCATAATGCCTACTCGTCAAAAGCCAATAAGGCGAACAACCGCAGGTAAAAAGGCTAATTACCGCCCTACTAAAAGTGGGGCTGGTATGACTAAGAAAGGTGTTGCTGCTCATCGTAAAGCTAATCCAGGATCTAAACTTAAAACCGCTGTAACAGGAACAGTAAAAAAAGGCAGTAAAGCAGCTAAAAGACGTAAGTCTTATTGTGCTAGATCAGCTGGACAGATGAAAAAGTTTCCTAAAGCAGCTAAGAACCCTAACTCAAGATTACGTCAAGCACGTAAAAGGTGGAAATGTTAAATGGCTAAAGCAAAAAGTGGTGGAAAAATATGCCCAAAAGGTAAAGCCTGGGCTAAAAGAACCTTTGATACATATCCTTCTGCATATGCAAATATGGCAGCATCTAAGTATTGTAAGGATCCAAACTATGGAAAAAAATCTAAAGCAAAAAAAATGAAAAATGGTGGCCTTGTTAACATTAAAGGACAAGGCATTGTAATGAGAGAAAGACTTAGATAATGGGACAGCTTAAGGAATGGCGAGAACAAAATTGGGTTAGGATTGGTACAGACGGTTCTATCAAGGGACCATGTGGGACAAGTAAAGATAAAAAGAATCCTGATCGCTGTTTACCTAAAGCTAAAGCACAAAGCTTAACAAAGAGTGAACGCTCAACTACAGCGAAAAAAAAGAAAGCAGCCGGGAGAAAAGGTAAGACTGTTGTTGCTAATACTCCAAAAGCTAAAGTTAAATTAAAGAATGGTGGAGAGGTAAGAAGAATTGCAAGAGGTTGTGGTAAAGTTATGTCTGACAGAAGAAAAAGAACTAAATATTCTTAGGAGTAAATATGTATAAAAAAACGAAAGGCTACAGTAGTGGCGGTAAAATGAAATCCAAAGGTATGAAAATGGGTGGCATGATGAAGTCTAAGGGAATGAAGAAAGGCGGAATGATGAAATCTAAAGGATACAAGAAGGGTGGAATGATGAAGTCTAAAGGTATGAAGATGGGTGGAATGATGAAATCCAAGGGGTACAAGAAAGGCGGAAAAGTAGGTTAAGGTGGCTTATTTGCAAAGTAATATCCCACATTTTAAATGCTGGGTTAGGAGAGAGTACACGCATAACCACGAAAAATACCAAGGAGAATTTTTACATGCGATGGTAGTTGGTGTTACCACCATGCCATGTCGTTGTTTAAGTTTTCAACTTATATTCACCGGTATAGAAGCTGAAGGCGAAGAAGAAGATACTGTTCATGGTGGTGCTATGTGGGCTAGGATGCCCATCACTGCTTTAGTAGGAGATACTCCTTTTGAAGAATGGCCAGAGCCTATGGCAGTTCATGATGCTCAACCTTGGGATTGTTCATCACATCATCATGCAGTTTACATTATAGATAGAGCCACACCTTGCCCTTGGATGGCTAAGATAGATGGTAACTTTTATCCAGCTAAGTACATGTTTACAGTAGATTATGCAGAGAATGAAATAGCTGATGATCCTGCTCAACATAAACAAAGTCATGTATTAGAACTATTAGATGCTGGACCCTGGACAGGCAATATAGTTGCACTACCTAATAACAGAGTCAGGGTTACACACCCGGCTTGGTTTGAAACAGGTACAGGTGCACCAGACTTTAAACCATCTGCTCATATTCATTATTCTAAATCTGATTTAGATTATACGTTGGATGTAAACAGAATTTTTGATAACCTATACGCAGAGGAAGAATAATGGCAACATCTAGTAGTACAGATTTTGAACCTAATGTAGCTGAGTTTGTAGAAGAAGCATTTGAAAGATGTGGTCTTGAACTTAGAACTGGTTACGATCTAAAAACAGCAAA